TTACCCCCTTGTAACCCGCTCCCTGTTTGAATTTGAGGGTGATTTGGAGATTCAGAAGTTACCCCCTTGCTATCTTCTTTAGATAGCCGGTTTAATCGCATAGTGATAGCGTTGTGGCTTTTCCCAGGCATACGAGCATATCCTTTGATTGAGGCAAAGCTTTCACCGGTCTGAGTGTCGATAATTAGCTCGATGCCGTCGTGATCAAAACGTTGTAAAATTAGATCAGCCATATTAGCCTCTACAGTAGGTTGACTTGGTTAGTCCCTCGCGTCAACGAGGGCATATTAATGTTGTACTACATTAAATAATCAATTATTCCCTAATATAGAATTTTCTATATTAGGGAATCTGGACACAAAAAAACGAGAATCGGAAAACCTATTAACAGTAGCAACAAACTAATAAAACGTATATATATCAATACTTTTCACTGTTAATATTGCTAACAATCTGTTAGCAATATTAACTAAAAACCCGTCAATCAATTGACGGGTTTTGATTAATTAAATTTTTTGTACTCTTGTAGTATTAGGTCGGTTGCCTCCTCAATTTGGTTTCCTTTTGATAGCAGTTCAAGGACTTTAGCCAGAACTTGTCTAACTCGTTCTTTACCTATTCCTAATTCTGCTGTAGTTGATGCCACTCTAAAGCGATAGTTCCGATGCCGGGAAGTAACAGGCACTGGGTCAAGATTATTGTTTTTTGCCCACACCAGATAGATGTAGGCTTGTCTAGGTGTTATCACTTTTGCCCAAATCCAGTGACAGTAAATCGCTAGAGTAACTAAGAATATATTTAAAGTAATAAGCACTAGACCAAGTGCGTGCGTCAGCCGACTACTATTTCAAATCGGTTACTGGAATTACACCAGCAAGCTTAGAACGACTCATTAACCAGTCTCACCAGCCGACTACTATTTCAAATCGGTTACTGATCCGCCCAGTAGCTTATGGAGGCTCTAATTAATGGATGCACTTGGTTTAGTGCTTATATTTTAAATATATCATGATAATTTTCAGATAGTTGGCAAAGTGTGACACTTTATAAAGTGGCATAATCTAACCCCCACGATGTCAGAATAGGTGATTAGATTAAAGTATGGACAAATAGGAGATCAAAATGAACACGCTAGAAACAAAATTAATCACAGAGAAATACTCAACTTTTCCAGTTTCTTGGCCAGATGAGGGACTATCTCTCAAAAGAGAGAAAGTACAATATTTATTATTTCTAAAAAAAGAGACTGGTGGTTTAAAGGGCTATGGGAAAAATAGATTATGGAATGGAGTACATCTTAAATACGAGCCTGAAATCGTGACAGATTTGGAAACTAATCAAAGGGTAACTGATCGGATGGACTACTGGCTAGAAGTAAATGAAAATCTTTTTCAACTTATTAACGAAGCTCAAAAAGAATATAATGAAATGCTTTATGATTACACTTAGTCAGTTATCAGTTATCAGTTACCAGTTATCAGAGGCTTGATTGACTTTCAGCAATTGAGAGAAGATTATTAGAAGTATTACAGTTTTGATCATGCCAATTACAGCAAGACAAGCTAACATTTATCGGGCATGGGCTGATTTCTACGGAATTCTTCCTTTGCCCCTTACCGAAAAGCACAAGCTTTATCGGTACAAAGCTAGTAAAAAATTAGCCGAAAAGTTAGGCGTGCAACAAGAACAAGTCCGCCGCGCCGTTTATAAAGTTTATCGGTGTTTGGAATTGGGGGAATCGCTTCCCCCAGAGGAAAAACATTGTCCCAAGTGCCACAGTCACAATCTTCACCAATTACCCGATACTAAAGCAGGAAATAGGCAATTTTATTGTCAGGACTGCCATCACAGGTTTGTCTGGTTTAAATAAATGCGATTAATAAAAAACATCTTTGCTGGCGAAATTGCATCGGTTAAAAAAATCGAAACAATTGTAAAAGAGATTGATGATAGAATTACAGGAGAGACTTTGTACACTTTAGGCAGCAAAGTTATTGACCTTTATCATTTTTATCATTATTGGGACGCGGTTCCCGCTTACGGGCTTTATGTAAACGACTGCATTGATTTTTTGAAAATAATGGGAACAGACGTTTACACAGATTATCTAAAACGAAATAATTTGATATAATAAACCTAAGTTTACAGGTTCTAAATTTATGGATATTCAACGCGCAATGAAAGTTCAAGACAAATTTCTTAATTTACCTGATGAAGCCAAGAAATATGTTAATGATTTAGTAAACGAAGCAAGGCAAAACCCTAAATCAACGGTATTGAAAAATTTTTATGATAAAACTATCAAGAATGGTAAAATGGATTTAGTGCTAAGTAACATACAAAACCCAATTAAAAAACGTAATTGGTTGGATCAGCTTAAATTCAATATAGCAACAAATATGTTTTTAATAGTAACAGGCATTTCTATTCCTAAATGTCTTTCAGAAAACCATGATCTTTTTATGCTGGTCGTGGCAATAGCTTCAAACTTTTTAGTGGAAGGTAGCTACTATGAAAGATACAATACTCGAACTCTTTGGTAACAATTACCAAAGAGTGACAGTTTATCAAGTGTCACTGTGGATACTTTTGTACTGGACTGATTGAGTATCCGATTTATTGCCGATTTTCAGCATATTTGGTTGTTATACGTCCATTCTTATTGATTATCACCGTTGAGAATATCACTAAGCATTTTTAACTACTATAAAAGGTTCTCCCTTTAGATCAACTTAATTTTATCGGTTTATTTTTTGTTTACACGGCACAAAACTTATCAATTTGGCATAATATTGATTAATGGAGATTACATTTTAATTTAATGCCAAGACGAAAAAAAGTACCCCCAAATAACTCAACGCCAACCCCTAAAAGCCCTGTATCAGGCAAGGCTAGTCGGTTTGATAATCTAATACCAAACGTACCTATCGAGTTTGGGCATTATCCCATTTGGGAAAGACAACCCTACGAAATGGCCCAATGGTTTGAAAAATTTCAAGCTTTTTATGTCCATCTTCCCGCGGGGTACAGATCATTAAATCGTGCTTTTAATGATTGCGCTGCGTCGGCAGGTGAAGATATTCCAAAAACTGAAAGTAAACGCAGTATTACTATTCCGGAACAATGGCAATTAGCCTATAAAATGTATCGATGGGAAGATCGAGCTAAAGCATATTGGCTTAAAAAGATACAAGATCAAGAGGCTTATAGAGATGGAATTTTAAAGCAAATAACAGATAAAAGCATAAGGAATGCGTTTAGAACACTCGAAAAAAGCGAAGAGATAAACAATCGTTCGCTAGATGATCCTAACGGTAATTGGAGTCATAAAGACGCTGTGATCATGACTAAAGCTGTCACGGAAATAGTAGAAAAGGCATTAGGGCTTGACACTGTAGAATATGCTATTAGTATTTTACAAAAAAATGGGTTGGCCGCAATCGACCCCGACGGGAACCTGATAGGACAGCCAACAGATAAAGGTAATTTAGAAGATGAAACTATCTTATAGAAATCTATCTAAGATAAAAACAGCGACCGAAAAATATCGACTTGTTAACACCAAAGAAGAAATTGTTTTTCCTCAATTACAAGAGGGAAAACAAGCTTTATTTGGGGAAATTGACGCTGATGTAATCTTCTATGGCGGAGGCGCAGGAAGTGGAAAAGCAGGGCGTGCATCCAAGACAGGAAAAGCGATTCGAGATAAAATGCTTTCTATGGCGGATGCGCTTTTAGGGAAAAGACTATTATCATATAATAGTAGTTTTAATGAATCACAAATGAAAGATTCAAAGGTCTTGGGATGGAGCGGTCAATGGATCGACTTCTCTGATCTTAAAGTCGGGGATAAGATTATGAATCCTGATGGTCAGTATCAAGAAATCATCCAAATTCACGAACAGGGATTCAAACAATTTTATCGGGTTTCTTTTGAAGACGGTACAAGTACAGAATGCTGTGGCGATCATTTATGGTCTTTTTGGGAATCTCGCCGTAATAGCCGCAGGAAGTCCAGTAACGGGATTAATCGAATTGAGGAGAATCTGACACCTAGAGGATGGAATACTAATTACATTACAAGAGCAAGGGTTAGGGATACTAATTGGTTGATTACTGAGATTAGCAAAGGAAGACGGTTTATTGTTCCAGTTAACGCGCCATTGCAATTTACGGCACTTAACAGGTCTGATACTGGCAGAGCCTATTTTTACGGTTGTTTAATAGGCGATGGTTCTTATTGTAGTGATTCAATTATCGTAACAACTTCTGATAGATTTATTGCTGATAAACTCGTTGATATTTTAGGGAAAGAAGCTACCGTTAAAACACGAACACCAATAAAAGATAACCGTTTAGAAGTTTTATCCGTCAACGCGACAAAAGTTCAATGGGTTAAGTCTTGGATAAGCAACAATGAATATAAAGGAAAAAGAGCGTGGGAAAAAGTATTTCCCGACGGCTATTTATCGGCATCTCTTGATTTTCGTTATGCGTTTGCTCAAGGTCTTTTTGATACAGATGGAACTGTTGGAGACAAAAAAAGAGAAGTTTCCTATTGCACAACCAGTAAAGATTTGGCTATTCAGGTAGCTTCTTTGGTTCGTTCTTTGGGTTATATGGCTAAGATTACGAAAAGACAACCAAAATATAGATATAAAGAGGAGCATTTAGATGGTCGTACAGCTTACGTCGTGGCTGTTGAGGGAAATCACCTTGAATTACTTTTTAGTTTGCCGCGTAAAGTTGAACGAGCGAAAATGCTTGGACAATTTAATGGGGGATCAAGTTGGCCGGGTAAAAGAATTGTTTCTATTGAACCAACTGAAATTGATTACGCTCGTTGTATTACTGTTAGTAATCCAAATCATCTTTATTTAACAGATGATTATATAGTTACGCATAATAGTGCCGGGCTATTAATTGATTTTGCCCGTCAAGAATTTATTAGCAATCCTGACTATCGGGCTGTTATATTTCGTCGGACGTATCCTGAATTTACTCAAGCGGGTGGACTAATAGATGAAAGCCAAAAAATCTATCAAGCAGTGAAAGGTAATTTTATTGAAAAGCCTCCGGGGTGGCGATTTCCATTTGGATCGAAAATATCTTTTAGACATTTACAATACGAAAAAACTGTCTATGTTTATCAAGGGGGACAAATTGCAAGGATAGGTTTTGATGAATTAACTCACTTTACAGAGGAGCAATTTTTCTATCTTCTCTCTAGAAACCGTTCGGTATCAGGCATTAAACCCGCAGTTAGGGCAACCTGTAACCCTGACGCTGACTCTTGGGTAGCTAGTTTTATCTCTTGGTGGATCGACCCTAAGACTGGGTATGCTATTGAAGAAAGAGGGGGAATAGTTCGATATTTTGTTAGGCAAGGAGGTGTAGTCCATTGGGCTGATACTAAAGAAGAACTAATCGATAAATTTAGTCTTAAAGATGAACTTTTTGACCTTATTCCTAAAGATAAAAGAGAAAAGTTTTTATCAAATATAGATACTAATATTACACCAGATAAACTGATTAAGAGTTTTACTTTTATTCCAGCTACGATTTTTGATAATCCAGCTTTAATTAGGGTTAACCCTACCTATTTGGCTAACCTTTACGCTTTACATCCTATTGAGCGGGAAAGACTTCTCAGGGGTAACTGGAAAGTTAAATACGAAGCTGGTACGGTATTTGATCGGACTTGGTTTGAGATTCTCGATAAAGTACCCGATGATTGGAAGTTAATAGGTAAAGTGAGGTTTTGGGATTTAGCGGCAACTGCTAAAGAAAATGCTGAAAACTATCACTGTTACACCAGTGGGACTCTTGTTTATAAATACCAAAGAGTTAAAAATACACTGTCAGATTCAACTGAGATTAAGGAATTTACTTATGTGATTGCCGATAATATCTGTGAGCAGAAAAAGGTCGGGGAAGTGGAATTAATGCTTAAAAATACTGCTGAATTGGATGGGAAAACTGTAGCTGTAAGATGGGAGCAAGAAGGGGGGTCGAGCGGTAAATTTGTTGAGAATACCATTACTAATGTAATTAGGGAAAATCATCCGAATCATGATATTAGAGCGATAGCACCTCAAGGGGATAAGCTAACACGAGCTTTACCAGTAGCCACGGCAGCTAGTCGGGGACAAATCTTTATCTTAAGAGATGGGACGTGGAACACTCGGTTTTTAAATGCCTGTCAGGGTTTTGATGGCAGTAAGAAAACACCTCCGACCAATGACATTGTAGATAGCCTATCGGGAGCATTTTATTCCCTTGAAAATGAGTTTCAGGGACATGAAAAGGTTATTAGCACGATTATTACTTCTGCTCCTGTTAATCGGTTTAGGAGCGGTTTTAGGGGTTAGTATCAGTAGTCCATCCACATTTCCAAACGATACCAGAAGTATTAATGTTAATTTCTTCTATTTCGATTGGATTGTCGTTATTGCTATGAAAATAGATGCACCAATGCCAGATAGCCTCTGTTTCTGATTCTGCTGCAATAAGAAGACCAAATGATGTAACTGAATCTCTAATTAGGTACAGATTCATAAATCCTCGTTAACAGTTGTAAAAATATTCTAATCAATTTGATTTACTAGAGACTCTCGATAAAGTCTTTCGCACTCTATCCAGAAACGAGCAGAAGGTACGCCTAAAGCTAATTCCATTTTATAAGCAATACAAACAGTAATTTCTGCCTTACCTTTTATGAGTTGATTAATAGTCTTTTTCGGCAACTCCATGCGACTAGCAAATTCAGTTTTAGTTATTTTTCTTTCTTTTAGGATTTTAGCAAGGGTTTTTCCCGGCGGAGACACAAAATTTGATGTATATTTATTTTCGATAGTATTAGTCATAGATTTTCGTTAAACTACATATTTTTCCATATTTCAGCCGGAATTAGACATTTTTGAACACCCCATAAAGCGCATTGTTCTTTTTCGTCATCGTCAATCATGTCTTTGGCTATATCCCATCCCGTATGCTGATAGAAAAAGAACATAAACTTAGGTTGAGTCGAAATATTAAATTTTTTTAAAATTGCCGTCGTACAATCATTTACTATTTCAGTTTTTAGTAAAAGTTTTTTAGCAATTTCTTTGTTATCAAACCCACAAAGAAAATAAAAACAGATTTTTTTCTCTAAAAGAGATAATTGATACCAGCAAAGCCAAAAATGATGCTGGCTTGGAGACATACATTCTTCAATTTCTTCTCCCATTGTTTTACTCCTCATTGATTACAAAAAAATCGTGAACAAAATAATTGACAACCTTGACTGCTTCCTTGCCTCTTGGAATAAAATCAATATCTAAGGTAATAAAAATAAAAGGGTCTTCTGTTTTTTTTGTGTTTTCCAGCTTATGGTAGCAGGATATGTCCAGTAGTAAAATATCTCCCGTTTTTAAGACTAATTTTTGAGTATCTTTTCTTTGGACTAATAAAGAGTTTATTTGATCATCCATACTTTTAAAGGGAGTATAATCTTTCAGGAGTTTTTCTAAAGTATTATTGTTTACTGTAGAAGCGTATAATTTATAGTTGTCACTCTCAACAACTAAAATAATTGAATATTTTTTATCTTCATCAATGTCGTCAGTGTGCCATTCTAACCCCAATGTCCACCATAGAGAATAAGGATCAAACAACTCTGAAAAAGGATTGTTAACCCAATTGTGTTTTGCTCTTGCAGAAAAGGTAGTAGAACTGCTCAATTCTACTATCTTGTTTAGCTTGTCTAGATTGTGATATTTGCCTAATTTATGTAAAGGTTTCATTTTTTATTTGGTTGATGGTTATTGACTGATGACTGATAACTGATAACTGATCGAAACTAAGTAAATAATCTTGATGCAATACTGCGTAAATACATCCATTCTTCTTCAAGCATTAATTCCGGTTTAGAACCGGCTATATCAAACAAACAAAAGCTTACTTCGTCTATGGGATTACCATCGTAGAATAACTCAATATCAGTATTTGGGAAAAATGCAAAAAAGGCAAACTTAAAGTCGGCATTTTGGCGATTTTCGCAGGTTAGTGTAGCAAAATGATCTGAATTTGAACTTATTTTTAGTCTCCAGTCAATAATTAAAGGATAATCTTCTTTGCGATGTTTTCTTTCCTTTACCCATTTAGCAATTTCGTCGATTATCCATTTTTGATCCTTTTGAATAAAATAATGAACTCCTTCTGAGTATTTAAAAGGATAAATTAACTTTGTTTTGTACCAGTTTAACTTGAACTCTTGCGGGGCTGAGTTAATCTTAGGGAATTGTCCTATATCCATCATTGTCATTGTTTTACTCCTAAATAATTTGTTTACTGATAACTGATAACTGATAACCTTAATCTTTTATGCGCCAATCTGCATTTGCTACAGCATCATCTTATTAGGTTTCACTTCGTTGAGTACTGATTGGACAACCTACCTCTTTATCTGTTTTACACACAAATATCCTCTATTTCCGTCGTTCTGACGGAAATTCAATTCGGTAAATGTTCCACACCTCCAAGATGGAAGCAATAGTACTTTTGGGTTTTCGTGTCCTTGTGATGCAAGGTAGTGATTAGCTTTGTGGAGTGTTTGACCTACGCCAAACACTACCATTCCGATTAAGATAGCAATCAAAAGATACGATACGTTCTCTAGCCTTGCAATTGTTCCTAGTATTTTTCTAGATTCCTCGTTCATGTTCATGTTCAAATATATCGGTTTGTAGAGAGAGGAATTGCACCTCCCATTTTAGGATAGCCGTAACTCTTTCTATCCTCATCAGTGCCTAGAATTGAGCCGCTAGGCATACGGGAAAGGTTCCCGTTTCGGATCGGCTAGGGCTTTTGCAAGAACAAGAACCCTAGAACGTTCGAGGGGTTAGACTCATCCCGGACGATTGCACCAGGGGCAAGGCAGTCCGTCCGTCCTTGTCTGCTAGCGGCCGCCGCCACTAATCCTGAGACAATATAGTACACCTCCTCCTGATACTTAGGGAGTCCCTCGATCTCCCCGTAGATAACGGTTTCTACTGGGATACCGTCAATGGGTTCTGCGGGTTCGT